AATTACTTTTCTTTGAAAATTTGATAACAGTGTTGAATCTATCTAGCATTTGTTCTTTGTGTGATATAACATATAAGTTTGTGTCAGTTCCTTGACTTTGAATGATAGACATAAGTTGATCTACACCAGCGGCATCAATCGAGGAATCAAATATTTCATCTAGGATGAGAAGATTTGTCGAAAGAGAATTCCTCATCTTTGCTATAGCTCTCCAAGTAAAGAGAATAGCAAGATTGATTCTCTGTTTCTCACCTTCCGAGAAAGATGCATAACTAAATTCATCCCGATGACGAGATTTGATGGTTTCCTCAAATTGATTGTTAATTTCAAATTGACAATGGAAATCCATAATTGAAAGATATTTTGTAATCAACTTATTGATAATAGGAACATACTGATTTATGATAGTAGTTTTAATACCAGAATCTTTTAGAAGAATTCCTGCTGTTGCAAGTACCTTCTTTTCTTCTTGATATTCGTTATAGACTGTTGAGGCTTCCATGAATTGCTTTTCATAATCAACTATTCTATCATTTGATTCTGTTTTGATGCTATCCTTAATTGATACTATATCCTTTTTATTTTGAGATATTTGCATATCAGCATGCTTTATCTCAAGGATTTGCATGGAAATCAAACTGTTCAAAGAATCTATAGTCTTTGAAATTTCTTGTATTTCCAAAAGTCTTGTTTCAATCGAAGCTTGTGTTTCCGATAGTTTCTCTAGACCTTCTTTCAGTTCAGAAAGTTTTGAAGTTTTATCTTCAATGGAATCACAACGAAAGTGTTTCTCGATAGATTGCTTACAAGTTGGACAACTTTCATTATTTTCTAGAAACTTGATTTCACTTTCAATGATAGCAAGTTTTGTGTCAATTTGATTCTTGTATACATTTAAGGCTTTTAGTTTCTTTTCCAGAGATGCTTTGTCCTTGATTAGTTCCTCATTCTTTTCAATTTCCATTCTATGCTTTTCAATTACTTCACTTGCAAGAAGTTTGGCTTTTTCAAGATTAGAGTTTTTTTCAACCAGTTGTTCAATTTTCTTTTCATTACTAGAAGATTGTTCACGAAGATGTTCCTGAACTATCTTTATTTTTTCTTTGACCAAAATGACTTTCTGATCTGCTTCACAAATATTTTCAAGATTTTCTTGAATTTGTTCTTTTAATATAATATTCATGGTAGTGAATATCTGAAGATCAAGTAAATCTTCAATGATGGATCTACGTTGTGCAGCAGGTAATTGCATAAATGGAATGAATGAAGCCGAACCTAAAACCACTACCTGACAGAATGATTTGTAGTTAATCTTGAGAATATTCTTCTCAACAATTTCCTGATAGTCACGAACATCAGAAGATTGATTGACTAGAACATCATTTTTATATACTTCAAAGATTACCGGTTTTAAGCCACGAATAATCTTATAAGCATCAGCACCAGAATCAAATTCAACCTCAACTACAGCATCCTTTTTAATAATAGAATTTATAAGTTGAGGTTTGTTAATATTCCGGAAAGGTTTGCCAAATAGTGCAAATGTAAGAGCATCAAGAAATGTTGATTTCCCAGACCCATTTGAACCAATGATAAGTGTCGTTCCATTTCTGTCAAGTTCTAATTCTGTAAATTGGTTTCCGGTTGACAGAAAATTCTTCCATCGAATCCGTCGAAATAGTATAGACATTAGAGATTTGATGCCTTGATATAAAGATCTTCCATTTTCTTTTCGAGCTTCTCTGGTGAAATAGAAGTGGTGTTGATTTGTCTAATATAGTTTTTAAAAATATCCCATGTATTTTCAGCAGAAGTAGTAATTTCCGAATCTTCTATGGTGCTCATATTAAGATGATCATCGACAATTTGCATGTCAGTCACACCTGTCTTTTCTATGCGTTCACAGAACATATCAAACCAATATGGGTTATTTTTATTTTTTACTATAACTTTGCAAATAGTATTTTTATATAGTTCAAAATCTATTTCCAAAAGATTAGCAAGAGTAGTATCTGTGTCATCATATACTACCTTCTCGAACATTTTATATGGATTCTCTATAAATGTCAACTCCCTTTTTTCCGTATCCAATACATGAAATCCTCTAGAATCTCCATAATCGGACCAAGTAAATTGAGCATGAGAACCAAGATAAAATATAGAACCATCACTGGAACGGTGATGATAATGACCAGAGCAAGTAAGATCAAACTTGTCAAACATTTTACGATCATCGCCATGAGTAGCAACACTATCTCGATACATTTGAAAACCTTCAAGTTCGAGATGCCCAAGACAGATTGAAGCTTGTGTTTTATTGATTGCATCATATGTTTCATTCCTATTTTCTTGACATATCCATGGCACCAAAAGTATTTTTGTGTCATCAAAAATTACCTCTTGGGCACTATCATATACTTGATAATCACCACAGAATTCTCTAACTGCATTTACTCTGTTAGTATTTTTAAAGAAACAATCATGGTTTCCTAAAATTTGATGATAATCAAGTTTCCTTGCTCGAATGGGATCAATATAATCTTCTCTCATTCGATATGCAGTATGAGAATTTGTATACTTCCTACGATCCAGAAGATCACCAAGATGTATTACAGTATCAATCTGATGCTTATCTAGATAAGGAAAAAAGATATTATCCAAAAATTTCTTGGTGTTATCAAGAAATGCTATATTATCTGAACGGACACCCCAATGAGTATCCGTAATTAATCCGATCCGCATTACCGACGTGACTTTTTTTGTTCCAAGTTCTTTCTTAAAGCAGTATCACAGAATTCCCTGATGGCTTTCACACGATCCTCAAAATTTGATTTAATAGTAGAATTGTTATTTTCATCTGACATACCGATTACTGCATCAATGACAGCTTGTGGGACAAGATGTGAATTTTTCATTCTGAATCTCCAGACATAAATTTTTCTATACCAGTAGTCACTATAACATTTTTATTGACTTTTGTCAACTGTTTTTCTTCAAAACTACGTATAATTTCGTCCGAAGCTTCATTTGAATCAATTTGAAAAGTGTTATGAACATCAGAAAGCATGAGGTGTTGTAAATTTTTATGCTTAAGATAAGTTTGTTTCTTCTCTTTTGCAATTCTTCTTAAAAAAGCATTCCATGCAATTTGGGTAAAATATGCAAATGGATTCTCTGTTTTTGAAGGATCAAAACTTTTAATTGAAGCAATACAGTTTTCAATCCCATCATCGACCATTTCATCTCTAAAAGTATATCCAGAGAAGTTAGGTTTTAAAGAAAGTCTTTCACAAATTTTTGATATACAAATTCCAATGTAATCAGGAATTTTCGGAAGATCATTTGATTCTTTTATTTTTTCATTATATTTCACCAAAGCATCATATAAATCTCGATTGTTAACGTAGTGCCGTGGGGTAGACTTACTTTTCATATTGACAAATCCTTCACTGATGGTATAATGGTTCCTGAGGAAAACAATAAAGAGTTACTTTAGTTCTACATTATATGTTTTATAGTTGAATTTCTCCTCTGCGTATATTTTAATTCTCTCGATCAGATGAAGGAAAGTGTAATTCTTTTTGGATTTCCATGAAAAATCATCTGCAATATCATAAAGTGTTGCATTGACTTTCTCTGTGGATTTCCGAAGTACTCTCCCGATTGATTGGAGATTCCTTACTCTACTCTTTGAAGGTGATGTAAATATAACATTATGGAGATTGATAATATTTACACCAGTTGAAGTTGTTCCATAACTAGCAATTATAATAGCATTTTTATCTGTTTCGATTGTATGTCTGATTTCTTCTCTTTCATCACCCGAAACATCACCTGAAATAAAATATACTTTTCTATCACCTGCTTCACTTTTAATTAGATCATACAAAGGTTTTCCATGTTTCTCTACAAATTGAAAAAGAACAAGTGTATTGCCTTGAAGGGAAAGTACTAGATTCTTGATGAATTTATTTCTCTTTGCATTTGTAACAATAAAATCAAGTTCTTTTTGATAATCAAACCCTACAACAAGTTTGCGTATTTCATCCGGATATTTAAGAATAATGGATTTAATAGTAAAATCTGCAGCATGTTTCTTCTCGATAAGTTCTGAAGTTGTAATGACTCTATGAACTGGTCCAAAGAGACCTTCAAGAACAAGAGCATTACAGTTTGAACCATCAAGTGTTCCTGTAGTGCCAAACCGATACTTACAGTTGACAAGACCTGTCATAATAGAAGTGAGAGATTTTGCTTTGAATAAATGTGCTTCGTCACCTATTACAAGATCAAAATCTTTAAAATATGCTTTAGGTTGTTTGAAAATTGATTGCCATGTAGAAATGATGATTTGTTTATCAGATGTCTTTTCTACACCACCGACAACCTGATGTATCTCTATATCCGAAGGAAGCCCATAGTCAATGAAATCAGAAGTCATCTGACGGACAAGAGAAATTGTAGGAACTATGATGAGTGTTTTGCAATTATAATATCTAGCAAGAAGATATATGATAAGTGATTTGCCAGAAGAAGTAGGAGAAAGAAGGAGAGCTCTATTTTTTCTTACGCCATGGACAAAAGCATCATATTGGTAATCCCTGGGTGTATGTTTAGGTTTAATGGATTCAACAAAGTTTTTTGCTTCGATGAGAGAAAATTCTGTATCGGCATTTGAATAATCATATTCAATATCATAATTTCTTTTGGAACAAAAATCTTCCAGATTCTTGGTAAGACCTTTATACAAGAGACATGTCATTGGATTGAATAGTCTTATTTTTCCGTCCCACATTTTATTTCTATAAAGAGGTGTAAATTTAGCACCAGGGACATCGAATGTAAATCTTTCGGAAATTTCCATAGCAATAGAAGGATCACAAGATACCTTTACATATACTTCATCCTTTCCTTTTATAGTTACCAAATCCATTACGATGCTCCCTGTGTCCACTTTATAAAGTCAAGTGCTGTTTTTAATAGATATCCTCTGTTGTTCAAAGATTTAATAATATTTTCAAGCATTTCAACTTTTTCTTGTTGTGTTCCAATTTTAAGTGATGCTGAAATAATATCAGGATCGGCATCAATATACATTGGTATATCTGCTTTAAGTATCAAACCTTTATCGGGTAATTCCCAACCTTTTTCCCTGGTCTCCTTGGTATGACCTTGTGTGTAAAATTCATACTTTTGAAGTTTTAGACTTTTGAATTGTGCTTCTAGAACACGAAGCATATTCTTTTCAGCAACATAAATTTTGTAATACTTGGAATGGAGATTTGGAATCTTAAGAGCTTCTTGATCAATCTCAGTTCTATCAAGATTAGAATCCACATCCCATTCGGCAATAATATCCTCAAACTTCATAATCACCTCGAACCAAATAATTCACACTATATCACAAATATTATTAATTGTCAACAACTATATGATTGGATCTATATCAAAAAGTGTGTATCTAAATTGTGCTGAAGCCGAAACATAATTTACATCCTGAGCATCTGATCTGAACTTTACATCTGAAAGGGAGATTGGAATACAATCACGATATGTAATTTGATAATTTGGATTCTTTGTTCCATCAAGGATTGTCATCAGAATATCAGACTTTAGACCTGCAGCAGACATGACTGGTTGTGTTTCAAGATTTGCATAATACTGATATTCTTGTTTACCCAATGATTTGAGCCAGGTAAAAATTTCCATATAGTTTTGAAGATCTTCATCGACCTTGAATGTGATTGACAATTCATTATACATAATATGATCACCACCATATGGGATACGAACAAGTGGTGTAGGAACATTTAAAGGTCTTAAGGCCAAACCTGGAATATTACATTCTTGTATAAAAAAATTCACATGAGGTGCACGTTTCAATGAAAAAACAAAATTTAGTGGTGATAAAAAATTTGGGTTTCCTGGGGTTGAATCTATAGCTGTCATTGCAAAATCCTATGAGTTCTTTATAGATATTTATAAATAAATTGTAAACCGTTTCAGAGAGAACAGGAATATGCTTCAAAATCAATATAATCTGGATATGCAACAAGGCGTCACGTTCAAATTGAATGTAAATGTTGTTGATTATAATAATCAGCCAGTAAATATGACTAATTATACTGCTGCAATGAAGATCAGAACTAGTTATGCTAATTCGATTGCAACTGAATCCTTGTCAACTTCAAATGGTGAGATTTATATTCCTGGTTCTGCAAATAATGGTTGGATGACACTTACACTCCCTGCAAATCGTACTGCAAATGTGTATGTGAATTTAAGTGGCCCAGGTAATCCACCAAAGACTCAGTATGTATATGATCTTACACTTACATCAAATACAAATATTTCTTATAAAGTTCTATATGGAAATATTACTTTTTACGGTCAAGTAACAAGATAATGGGATTCATAATCCAAGATA